TCTCAGAGTGAATCGGAAGTTCGTGGTAAACACCAAACTCCTCATATAAATCTGGATCGCACAAATAGATTTGGACCGGCATACTGCACCTCCTCATTTATTGGTTGGTTAGTGTTTACATAAATATCTATCCATAGAGAATTAAATAACAATCCATAGATAGATATTTATGTAAGAGTGACAAGGACTCAGATAATACACTATCTAAGCCCCTGTCAGAGGAGTTGTTTGTTACATTAATGGAATAAGATAATATAATCCAGTAATAAAAAATAATACGGGCGGAAGTAAAATAATAATACGCATAATAATTTCTTCCTTTCATTTTGTTTTAGTTGATTGGTTAGATTAGAATTAAATGCCTGCCCAAGTGATTAATTGATTGTTATTCAGTCCCAGTTATATTCCTTTACCGCTTCGTTTACTTCATCCGTGAATAATCCAGCGTGATAAAAAGCCATGAATGAAGTGCGGGCTCGTGCCCAGATCCATTTATCATTCTTTTTCAACTCCGGCTTATCGTTATTAACCGGATCAAGAACATGATTGATAATCTGAAGTGTAAGCTCACCAGATTTGCCAGCTAGTGCTTTAGCTAGCTTATCCTCAAAGGACTGCCGGCTTTTCTTGCTACTACCGCTTTTCTTAGCGGCAGCCTGCGCAGCCTTTGCTTGCTGGACTATTGCTTCAATAGCAGGTTTTGGCCATTTGGAGTCAACTTCTACTCCAAGGGCTTTTGCTTGATCCATCAAATCCTGTTTTGTATTTTCTTTATCGTGATTAACTACGCTGCCGTCGGGTTTTCTTGTTATTGTATCAGTCATGTTATGCCTTCCTTTCTATTCAATAGATTGAATAATAGAATAGGGCAGGCATTTAACACTAACCTAACCAACCCAGTAGGGTACGCTACTTTGTCTGATAGGGGACACGGTTTTCCGCTCGTTTCCCTATCCACGCAGTCCTACTCTAATTTTCAAAGAACATGGGCATCCATCTATGGATTGAATGCATGGGTGGCATTCAGCGATCCAGCTTCAGCGGCTCAGTGGAGGAGAGCCATGGTAGTAGACAACTTGCATCTACTGGATCTGGCAGGTCCCTTGTTGGGGCTGTATAGGCCCCTATGTAAAAGAGCAGATATTTCCTGTCACTTACTTATGCGAGACCCCACCACAGTCGAACTCGATTTTTAAAAGTAAAAACGTTTTAAATGCTCACACAATAACTGGGGTTAATTTTTAAAAGTAAAAACGTTTTGGATATTTTAATTACATACTTATGATTTTCATAATAATCTGCACTGTATTTTTAAAAGTAAAAACGTTTTGGATTATATGGATGTTTATAAACATAATTGAAATCATGAATATATAAAAACAATCACGTATAGATTGACATTGGACTGGAGATAGAGTTATTATTTTGTGTACGGGATTATTTTTTCATTTATTGGAAAAGGAGATCAGGATGAGAACCATTTATGTTCCAGATGATTCTACTTTTTTGATTATACACAATGATATGCGTGTGCAGATTGATATTCCACAGCAGGATCCACAGGAAGAAATACCGTTTAATTCAAAATATACTGTGGGGTTGGTTCATTTGTTGAAGGAGCGTCCACATGTTTTGGATTCGATGGTCATGGATAAATTTAATGAACTTGTGGATTATTTTAATCATGTTAAGGACTGGAGATGATGGACAACGATAGGATATTAAAGCCCACGCATAAGATCAGTTTTTATGGTTTGCGGTGTTATTATGATGATCGTGAGGAGATGATGTGGGGCACAAACTGTGTTTTTGATTTGTTGATAGAGCCTGTGTGTCATGTGCATAATTTTTTATCCATTGTCACTGAATTTATGTGTCCGCATTGGGAATCATCTGGATTTCCAATTAAGATTTTGGAAGAATATAAACGAGAAGGAGAATAGGATGAATGTTAAGATTAGTGTGCAAATTGATGGACAAGAGTTTCAGCTTTCAGTTGAGAACGCGAGAAAGTTGCATGATGAGCTGAGTAAAATTTTTGGTCGTGATTATTCAGTTCCATATTATACTTCTAGAGATATTGTATTTGGTCCCGGTTTTAGTTTGACAGAGGAGGATCATTTTAAGAAGTTTAAAGGATGTGAACTATGAGTAGAGGACCAAAAGGAGAACGGATTCCCACTTCAGTACAGAATCATCTTGGAGAAGGTAAGCTTGAAAAAGGTCGATGGGATGAAATGTATATATGGGCGTGGGATTTTGCCGAGGAATGTACGGGAGAAGATTGCCCCTTGTATAATATTTGTGCGTACAAGAAATATTGGCATATGAAGGACGACGGTCAGGGTCGCGCAGGATACACAAAAAAATGTATGATGCAGCAGCGCTATCTGAAGAATGTACTTCATGCTGTCGTTGAGACCATGAGACAGAAGAAAGAAGTGAGCACTGAGAATATGATTCGCATGGGCTATCAGATGCTGCCGTTGTATGCGCAGCTTTTCAAGTTCAAGACCTATGAGTATAAGCTTGGACCTGCGGATGTTGTTTATGAATCTGAGAAAGGCGCTAAGAAAGCTCATCCCGTGTATAAAGAGATCAGGGAGATTGTGAAATCCATTGAGGGCATCTGGAATAAGATTGGCGCTGGAATAAAGGATAAGCCCAAGGCTGGAGATATTGGCGATGGATCATTTGTTGATGTGATGTTCAGTGCGGTTGAAGATGAGCAGGAGGAAGAAGAGCAAGATTATAGTGAAGAAGGTGTTGGAATTGATTTTGATTCCGTAGAAGAAGAGACAAAATCCAAACCAAAGAAGAAACAATCTAGTAAGAAACGGAAGAGAAAAGCATAATGTCGTCAAAAAATGTAAAAGTTGATCAATTAGATCCTTCTCGAATTCCTGTGTATCAGAATGGAGCGGATGGATTCTTTAAATTTGTTGAAGAGAATGTTCGTTTCGAAGTTAAACTGCCCGGGAAGCAGGTGTCTAAATGGATGTATCCAACAGAGCTTCCTGACACACCTCATTCAGAGACAGGAAAATCATTCAAGCAGTTTTGGGAGAATCAGAAACGAGAGCTTGCTCCTGCTTTGGAGATGAAAGATGGCAAATTCAAATATAAGCTTATTGTTCTGTGCTGGCCCCGTGGTGAGGGCAAATCCTTCATGGTTGTGTTGATTCAGTTATGGAAATATTATTGTTTTCCACGTCAGTTGATTGTGTTTGGTGCTTTGTCCAAGGATCAGACTCGATTTGTTCATTATGATATTTCGCAGAGCATCATTCTTAACAGTCCAAAGCTTCTGAACATTATGGGCAAGAGAAACGTTCAGCAGGGAAAGCTACATCTCAGGGATAGTAAAGGAGAGACTGTATCATCTATTCAGCCTATCTCCAGTTATTCAGGGATTGTGTCGAATATTACTGGTTATACGTTTTCTGAAATGTTCGACATGAAGGATCCGAAGTTCTTTGTTCAGCTTGATGGATCAACACGAAATATTCATAATTCTCTTGGAACAATTGATTCCACTGTTTCCACAAAAGATCATGTTCTTTATCGTCTATATAAAGGATGGGTTTCTGGCAGTGATAGACTGATTTATTTTTCACACAGATCGGCTCCGAATGCTCATCCAGATGAGTATTGGAATCCAAATATGGATAAAGCACAGCTCCAAGCTTATCGACATCGGTTTCAGCCAGCAGATTTTGATCGGTATTTTAGAAATTCATGGGAGTTGGACAGTGGTAAACTTTTTACAGAGCCGATTGTGAACTCTGTTTTTTATACAGGTTACTATGATCTCAAGGGAAACTATCATGAGGATGACGGTGGAGTGCTTGAGATATGCAATGAAATACAAGAACAGTATGCAAAAGCAAGTAAAAATGATCGCAGAGCGAACAAACAAGCTAAGAGAAGACGTAAAAGAACGAGAGAAAAAGACAGGGATGCAAGAGAAAAGAAGATTAGAGAACTTAGAGAAAGACTTATTCCAATGGATAATGTGTATTCATTATCTTCATTAAATCTTCCACATCCAGCATCCAATGAAGATTTGCTGCGATTGACAGAAAAGTATGATACGGATTGGAGTATTCATGCAGGACTTGATAGATCAGATCCCACTGCACAGAATCCATCTGCGAGGACTATTGTTACTGTTGTAGCCAAAGGGTTGACACGAAGCCGGAAATCAAATATTATTTTACCAGAGGATCGTGAAGTTCCTGCTTACATATATTTTCTTCTCCATTTATCACATGTGACTGATGCCTCACTGGAAGGAATAAAGCAGGAATTGAAAATGGCGTTTGATGAGTATGATGGTATTGATACTCTTTGTTCTGAGCGTTGGGGAGCTTGGGATTTGGCTGCTTGGTGTGAAGAACATGAAATAGCTTTTGAGCCGGTCTTTCCAAATTATGACCTTCAAAAGAAAGCATTTTCTGAGTTGTATATTGTGACTCGGACCAATCGTTTTAAGTCACCCTCCGTTACAGTCCCGGGAACTAAGAACAACAACATTCTCTGGGAAGAAATGACAATGTTTGATCATGATCCGTCCAAGAAATGGTACGGGACTCCTGAGAAAGATCAGCGTGGAGGTGTACAGGACGACAGTGTTTATTCACTTGGATGGGCAATATACGGTGGCAGAGAATACGGAGTTGATGACTTTCGAGAGAGAAGAACGAATCCTTTTTTTGGATCTTATGTTCCAGGAGGCGCAAAATACGCTTCATATATTGAAAAAGGCATATAAATATGACTGAAGAAGAAATGACTTTAACACCCTTTTCCATTGCAAGCGCTGAGAATGCGAAAGCTTTGGAGATGTTATCTGACGAAGCTCTTGCAGCTTTCTCTTTTCCTCTTTTTAGAGGTGGAACAAGCTCTGCAAAAACTGTTGATGCAGATGGTTTTCCAGTAGTATCTTCTGAGAGCCTTCATAATCTACAGACCTTGCAAGCCGAGTGTTGGAATAAAGCAGAAAGCAATCCTCAGATTAACTCCCATGTTCGGGACATCATGGGAAGAATGGCTGGATGGGGTTTTGGTTTTTCTTCAGAACGATCAAAAGTACAAGAGGTTATCGATGAGATCATGGAAGATCCTCGTAATGATCTCTATCAAAATTTTCCAAAATTTGTGGCTCGCACAGAAATAGAGGGCGAGCTATTCCTCATGTTTACACTTCATAATAATGGTTTCATCGAAGTTGATTTTATTTCTCCATCTATGATTGGCAATGGTGGAGACAAACATTCTGGAATCATTTTTCATCCGATGAAACAGTCCTTTCCCTTATTTTATGTTGTTAATTTTGAAAATTTGAAAGATGGTCGTGGAAGTAGCAGTGAACAAGTTCTCGTACCATCAATTAATATAGCTTATTATCCTGAGCTTGAAAAAGACGTTAAATCACATGCTAGTTTTGATGTTGAAAAGCTGAAATTGAGCAAAGCAGATAAGCCAGATAATAAACCATATAAGCAGATTGGTGGATATAAGCGTTTCATGGTTCATTGGAACAAAGGTTTCATGACATATCGCAATGTCTCTCACATACGCACCACAATTGAATGGGTTAATTACTATGAAGCACTCAAAAAATATGAAATAGATCATAAGAAATCCAGTGGTGCGTATTTGTGGGTCATTGAGATGGAAGATATTCAAGCTTTTCGTAGATGGTTGGGAATGTCTGAGGAAGAGAGAAGAAAAACAGGAATCATGCAGACAAAAGATCCTGGTGGAACTCTTGTTCTTCCTCCGGGTATGAAGCTCACCGTTCAGAATCCAAAGTTGAATTCTATTTCTGATCAGGATAATGACATCATGCAGATGGTGAGTTCTGGTTTGCAAAAGCCGCAGGATGTAATGCTTGGGGATTACAGATCAACATATGCATCTGTTAAAGCTTCTCAGGGACCGCAGGGGGATCGTATTAATGATGAACTGCATTATTTTAAGTTGTTCTTAACCTACAGTTTTTGGCGCCCGGTTCTTTATCTTCGATCTGTTTTAAGGGACGATTTTAAATTTTATCGTTATGTAAAAGATGTTGTGCGATTTGAAAAGAATGAACCTGTGATGGGGCGTAAGAAAAAACCCATTTATAAATTTGTTGATATCTGTTTACCTGTCTCCAGGCTTGAAGATGTGGAGTCTATTGCTAAAGCATATCTTGGGGCAAAACACGCATCAGTTATTGATGTTCTTGGAGTTCCAAGACGTGAAGTTGCACGGAGAATGGGTTTTTCAAATTATGCAAGTCTACGGAAAGAGAAGGCTATTGAAGACGAAGAATTTCCAGAAACACTTTCCGTTTACGATCAGGAAGCAGCTCAGGAAAAAGCTGAATCTGAGCCTGCTAAACGTAAAGAATCCTCTAATGAGGATAAGAAATAAATAGTTTCTCGTGAAGGAGAACAGTGATGCCATGGTCATGGGAAGATGCAAAGAAACATAAAAAAGGACTGAATAAAGAACAGGCCAAGAAATGGGCCAAAATCGCCAATTCGGTCCGTAAACAGTGCCTCAGTGATGGTGGCAAAGAATCTACCTGTGATAAAAAGGCAATCAAAGTAGCAAACTCTAAAGTATCTTCTAACCAGAAATCAGAGGAGGAAAACAGTGTGAAACATAGCATGAATATTCCTGCGGGTGCTATGTGCTTTAATGAAGAAGCTAACATTGATCTGAAAGAGCCGAGTGAAGATGGTAGACAATCATTTTCTATGGAAGCTTACAGCGGTAAAATTATCAAAGGACACTCTTTTTGGGGTGATCTTGCTATTGATGTGAGTGGCATTCAGTTTAATCAAAAACGCATCCCAATTCTTGAAGATCATATTTGGGATAAGAAGTTAGGCGTTTCCAATAGCAAGCCGAGTCTTGATGATAATAAGGTTTCTTTTGAGAAAATAAATCTTTTGAGCAACGATCACGCTCAGGAGTTTAAACAAAATCTTGATGATGGATTTCCATATCAAGCTTCTATATCTCTTCGACCGCTTAAAGTTGAAGAGTTGGAAGAAGGAGCTACCGCTGAAGTTAATGGATATACGTTGAAGGGTCCTGCACAAGTCATTCGTCAATCTATTTTTAGAGAAGCGTCTGCTTGTGTGTTCGGAGCTGATCATCGTACAAGTGTTCAGTCTCTTTCTGATTCTAAAGAGGATATTGAGATTGAAAAAGTTTTGCTTAAAGCACATGATGACGATGTTCCCGCGAAGAAAAAAACAAAGAAACAGTTTAATGGAGGTAATATGAAAGAACTGCTGAAGAAGATTCAGGAAGAGTCGCCTGAACTTTATGATTCTGTAAAGGAACTTGCAGATAAAGCTGGAGAGGTTGGTGATCTCAAACAGCAGATTCAGGATCTGACTCAGGAACGTGATGATCTGAAGAAAGAAAAAGAGAATCTTTCTGAAGAGAATCGTAAGAATGAGAATCGAATTTTGGCGTTGGAAAAAGCTGAGTCGATCAGGAAAGAGAAGGATTTGAAAGATCAAGCATCTGCTATTGTAGATCAAAAACTAAGTGACAGTGAGATCCCTGTTCGTCTGCATAAGCGAATCAAAAGCTACATCGATCATAATGATTTTGTTGATGAGTCTGATGGTTTTAAGATCGAAGATTTCTCTGCTCATGTTGATCAGGAAATAGAAAGTTGGAAAACTGATCTGAAGGAACTTGAGAGCAAAGAAGGTACTGTTCTTGGTCTTAGTGGCAAGGAAACCCCTTCGACTAGAAAAACAGACGAAGAAAATTTTGATGATGTGGCTGATAATCTGCTTGAGCTTGCCGGTTACAGCGTGGAAAAAGAATAATAAATTTTGATTAATAGGGAGGTTTTATATGACTATTCCTGGCTATGATTTTTACAGGGATCGATTTCCTGGCATTAACCGCACCATTGGTGCTGCTGGTAATTCTCCGCAGCAGTCTATTCGAGGCTATACTCCT